CAGGTTATCATTACCACTTGGCAATCTATCTATAAACTTCCTCGAAAGTATTTTGACAGATTCTCTGTTGTTGTAGGAGACGAAGCTCATCAATTCAAGTCCAAGTCGCTCATATCAATTATGACAAAACTTGGAAATGCAAAGTATCGTTATGGATTTACAGGAACTCTTGATGGAACACAAACACACAAATGGGTATTAGAAGGTCTCTTTGGTCCTTCTTATAAAATTATTAAGACTGACGAGCTCATGAAGAAAGGTCATGTTGCAACGTTGGACATTAACGTGCTTCTATTGAAACACCCACCGAATAAATTTGAGACATTTGAGGATGAGATACAATATATCATTACTCACAATCGAAGAAATAATTTTATAAGAAATCTTGCATTAGATCTAAAAGGAAATACCTTAATTTTATTTGCAAGAGTTGAAGGTCATGGTGAGCCTTTATTTAACTTGATAAATAATAATAGCATTATTGAAAGACATGTCTTTTTTGTTCATGGGGGTGTTGCCACGGAGGACAGGGAGAGAGTCCGAGAAATCACTGAAAGTGAGAGTAATGCTATTATCGTTGCCTCTTACGGGACTTTTTCCACGGGCATCAATATCAAGAACTTACATAATATAATTTTTGCATCTCCCTCAAAATCAAGAATACGAAACCTTCAATCAATAGGACGTGTTCTTCGTAAAGGAAGTAACAAAACAAAAGCAACTCTTTATGATATTGCTGATGATATAAGTTACAAATCAAGAAGAAACTACACACTCAACCACCTAATTGAAAGAATAAAAGTATATAATGAAGAAAACTTTAATTATGATATTGTAAATATACCACTCAAAAAATAATGGGAGACGAGTTTCACGCAGTATTAAAATTAGTCACAGGTGAAGAAATCTTTGCCTTAGTCTCTGTCGATGAGAATGATGGAGACCCAATCATTATGCTTTCAAATCCTGTAATTATGAAAATGTTATATTCACCTGCAGGTCAGTATGTGAAGGTTCGTCCGTGGTTAGAACTTCCTACTGAAGATCTTTTCTTGTTAAAATATGATAAGATAGTTACTATGTCAGAAATATCTGATAAAAATATGATTCACTTCTATAACAAATACCTAAATGAAGAAGATATAGATATTGAGTTAGATGGTAGAGTATCCTTGAATAATAAAATGGGATTGGTCTCAACCGTTGAGGATGCTCGCCAGAATCTTGAAAAGATATTTAAGCTTAATAAAGATAAGCCTAATCATCCTTGAACCCCTACAAAGGGTATTGTACATAGATTTAAGGCTATTGTCAAGTCCTATAAATTATGTTATACTATCAATATATTAAGTCAGGTATATGGTAAAGAAGAAATCTGAGCATTATGTTAACAATAAGGAATTATTAGAAGCATTAATTGTTTATAGAGCAAAGGTCGCTGCTGCTGCAGAAGAGGGAAAACCAAAACCAAGAATTACAAACTATCTTGGAGAGTGCTTTCTCAAGATTGCAACACACCTATCATATAAACCAAACTTCGTTAACTATATGTTCCGTGATGATATGATATCGGACGGGATTGAAAACTGTGTTCAGTATATTCATAACTTTGATCCAGAGAAATCAAGAAATCCATTTGCATACTTTACACAGATTATACACTATGCCTTTCTAAGACGCATACAGAAGGAGAAGAAGCAATTAGAGATTAAGACAAAGATAATTGAGAAGAGTGGATTTGATGAAGTGATGACCGTTGATGATGGTGCACTTTCAGGTAGTAGTTCTGATTATAATACAATCAAAGATAACATTCAATATAAGTCTTCCAATAGATGAACATCGCAATTATTACAGACCAGCATTTTGGTGCCAGAAAAGGTGCTGCATACATTCATGACTACTTCAAGAAGTTTTATGATGATGTCTTCTTTCCATATCTTGAAAAAAATAAAATTGATACTGTTGTGGATATGGGCGATACTTTTGATAATCGTCGTAATATTGACCTAGTATCTCTTGAATGGTCAAAGAAGAACTATTATGATAGATTGCATTCAATGGGAATTACAGTCCATACAATCGTTGGTAATCATACAGCATACTATAAAGATACAAATGAAATTAATACAGTAGATCTTTTATTGAAAGAATATGATAACGTTGCTATCTACTCAGAACCCACTGAAATTAATATTGATGGATTGGATATTCTAATGCTTCCTTGGATAAATGAGGAGAATCGTTTGCAGACTATGGAAATGATTAAATCATCCAAATCTAAAGTTGTTATGGGTCATCTTGAGTTGAATGGATTTGTTGCAACTCGTGGACATACAATGGAGCATGGTATGGATACGAAGGTTTTTGATAAGTTTGATCGTGTATATTCTGGACATTATCATACAAGATCAAATAATGGAAAGATATATTATTTGGGAAATCCTTATGAAATGTTCTGGAATGATGTAAATGATAAAAGAGGTTTTCATCTCTTTGATACTAAAACAATTAAACATACTCCAATCAATAATCCTCATCGTTTATTCTATAATGTTTACTATGAAGATACAAACTATAAGTTATTCGATAGTCGAGAGTTCAAGCATAAGATAGTTAAACTTATCGTAAAAAAGAAAACCGACCAGAAACAGTTTGAAAAATTTATAGATAAATTATACAACTCTGGTATTCAAGACCTTAAAATTGTTGAAAACTATATTCTTCAAGAAAGTGAGGACTTTGAAGTAGAGGAAACTGAAAATACAATTGGTATATTGAATCGGTATATTGATGAATCTGAGTTTGAAGGAGATAAGACTCTCATTAAAGGAATTCTACAACAAATATACAAGGAGGCTTGCGAGGTAGACTAATGTATCTTCTTACAATAAATGAAAAGCAAGATAACGGTGCATATGCTGTTCTCAACCGTTACGGTGAGAAAGTTCTTTTTATGTTTGAGGAAGAAGACGATGCTGAGAGATATGCTATGATGTTGAATGTAGATGAGGAAGATAGTTCATTAAGTGTAATAGAAGTTGATGATTCACTTGCCATAATGACATGTAAGAGGTATAATTATAAGTATGCTGTGATTACCCCTAACGATATCGTAATTCCACCAAAGAATGATAACATTTCAAAAGATTAGATGGAAGAATTTTCTCTCAACAGGAGATCATTTTTCAGAAATTGACTTTATTAAAAACGGAACAAACCTTATTGTAGGAACAAATGGCACAGGTAAATCAACTGTGTTAGATGCTCTTACGTTTAGTTTATTCAATAAACCATTTCGTAAGATAAACAAATCTCAACTTATTAACGCTACAAATGAGAAAGATTGTTTGGTTGAAGTAGAATTTAATATCAATGGAAAACAATACTTAGTTAGAAGATCAATAAAACCAAATTTATTTGAGATAGAGGTTGATGGTCAAAAGATGCATAAACAATCTGATGACCGTGCAATGCAAAAAATATTAGAAGAGAATATATTGAAGGTAAATTATAAATCATTTACTCAGATAGTCATATTGGGTAGTAGTGCTTTTGTTCCATTTATGCAATTATCAGGAACGAATCGTAGAGAGGTTATTGAAGATTTATTAGATATTCGTATTTTCTCTGCAATGAACTCGATTATTAAGGATAAGATAAGAAAACAAAAAGAAGAGATACAGGTATTAGACTTAAAAAAGGATAATATAAAAGATAAATTACAGATGCAAGAAAAGTTTATTGAAGAATTAGATAATCGTGGAAAGGAAAATATTAGAGGTAAGAGAACTAAAATAGACACATTAATTACTGATGCAGAAAGCTGTGCAGTTGCAAATGAAAAATTACAGAATGATGTTTTTGACATTACTAAAGAGCAAGAAAAAGTAACTGGGTCAAGTAAAAAATTACGATCTCTTAACAATCTAAAAGGCAAATTATCCCAAAAAGTTGCAACGATTACCAAAGAACATAAGTTCTTCAGTGATAATGTAACATGCCCTACATGCACTCAATCTATAGAAGAATCGTTTCGATTAAATAGAATTAACGATGCTCAAACTAAAGCAAAAGAGTTGCAATCTGGTTATTTAGAACTGGAAAAGGCAATTAAAAACGAAGAGCAGAGAGAGCATCTCTTCACTAAACTATCAAAGGAGATTACGAAACTCAACAATGACATTTCTCAAAACAATACTCGGATATCTGGATATAACCGACAAATCAGGGATTTGGAATCAGAAATTCAGAAACTTACCGACCAACTTGCAAACAGAAATACTGAACATGAAAAATTAGAAGAGTTTAATAATAACCTCCAAAGTATTTTTAAGGAACTAGCAGATAAGAAAACAGAAATCACGTATCATGATTTTGCGTACTCTTTGCTAAAAGATGATGGAGTTAAGACTAAGATAATTAAAAAGTATCTACCATTTATTAATCAGCAGGTAAATCGTTATCTGCAGAAGATGGATTTCTATATCAACTTTAAGTTGAATGAGGAATTTAGTGAAACTATTGAATCACCAATTCATGAAAACTTTTCTTATAGTTCTTTTAGTGAAGGTGAGAAGATGCGTATTGATTTAGCATTACTCTTTACTTGGAGGGAAGTTGCAAGAGTTAAGAACTCAGTAAATACTAATTTACTAATTATGGATGAAGTATTTGATAGTTCTCTTGATGGTATGGGGACTGATGAGTTCTTAAAAATTATTCGATATGTAATTAAAGATGCAAATGTATTTGTCATATCACATAAACCAGACTTACAAGAAAAGTTTGAGAGTGTAATACGTTTTGAGAAGATTAAAGGATTCTCTCAAATGGCATCTTCATAAATATCTAAAAAAAGTATAAAAATGGTTTGGCACATTAAAAAATCAAGTTTGATGGGAGTAGGAGTAGGCACCGTTTATTACAAAGGTGATAATCGTTGGACTGAGACTTATGCTGATCGTGCAACGTATACTTCTCAAGCAAAAGCAAAAGCAGTGAACTATATTTGGGAAAAGAAAGTAACTGCAGGTTGGGATACTACCGCTGTGAATGAAAACGCATGATTTTTTTCTCTCTCATACTCTCATTTTTCGCTAATCATCTACCTGTAATGTACGTTCAAGTACCACAATGGGCAGATGATTGGGCAGTTTGTGCTGTAGATATACCAGATGCTAAATGTCATTGGTATGTTGTGGCACCTGA